GTTGGTCAGGTGGTATGTTACTTATTTCTACATCTTTTTCATTTATTAAATTAACGTCTGTAGGTGGTTTATCCATAATTACTATTTTCTTCTTTGGTTTTTTTAAAACGGGTTTGGAAGTCGGGGGGACATTTGGTTCGGCATCTTGGTCAGTTGGTCGGTCAGTTGGTCGGTCAGTTGGTCGGTCAGTTGGTCGGTCAGTTGGTCGGTCAGGTTGCTCGTCATGAGTAGTCGGTTCTATCGGTTGATATTGTATATTTTCATCCAATTCATTAATGGTATCTGTTAATGGTTTATCCGATATTTTTTGAACCAACCCCGATTGTTCTTTGTTTCGTAACAATTTTTCCAAAAGTATATCACGGTCTTTTACCTCATAAGTTTTATCTACCAATACTAAATTAGATAAAAATGGTACTCCGTTAATTTGTTTTACATTTGGTTGTTTTTTTATTTTTAATAAATCCAAATTTTTCATCACAATAATAATATATATATTTATATTATTATTGGAAAAAATAAAAAAATTTAATTACATTATATAAAATTATTACACATAATCTCAATTTATTTTATTCTAATTTAGATAAATTTCTTACGGCAATTTCACATGCAATTTGTTCTGCTTTTTTTTTAATTCGATGATTTCCTTCTCCTAATAAAATAAACAATTTACCGTTTGTTGTCATTTCTTCGTGAATTTTATGAATAGAATCATATTGGCGAATATTTGTAGAATCAGAACGGTTCAAAGAATGAAACATTTGTCCTAAACACAAAAATACACCCATACTATAACCAGATTCGTTACTATATTGAGATACTTCCATATACGACGGTGTCACCTTAAATTCCTTTTGAATTTTTACTTGTAAAATATTTTTATAATTGTCATCATTCATTATTAATTCCATCCAATTTACGTGTTTTTCAAAAACAGATTCAATAAATATTTGTGCCATTTGAAAACCAGGACCCGTATTAAATACATCATTAAACCATCCTTCTTCATCATGTATTTTAATTTTATTAAAATCCAAAAACAATGAGGCAATAAATGCCTCAAATAAACAACCAAGCTTTTTTAAATTTGTACGGGTTTGTTTTTCTTCTGCATGTTTTGAAATAATAAACCATTTATGTAGACCCATTTCAAACGCTATACGACCTATTGATTCGTTTTTAACAAGTGCTATTTTTTTTTCTGTCATAAACCCTTCTTGTTCTTTAGGAAAACGTTTGTATAGATAATATTTAGTTATACATTCTAATACTCCATCTCCAATAAATTCAAGTCTTTCGTTGGATTTAGTAAAAAGTCCTATACAATTATCAGGTTTAGGAGAAATAACAATATTATTTGCTTCATTTTCATAGGTTGGTCGTTTTGTGTAAGAACGGTGAATAAACGCTCTTTTGTATAATTGATAATTATGTATTGGAGTACTTATTCCATATGCCAATAAAAGTGTTTGAATTTCGGATTCAGTAATAAGTTGATTAATCGGATTGTATGGATCAAATATTAGTATTTCAGTTCCATTACTATTTTTTTCAACGCGAATATCATCCTGAATAATTTCTCTTGTGTTAATTACGTCAGTGTGATTCTTTGAATCCATTCTGAAATTGATATTTTAATTTTATAAAACAAAAAGGTTAACAGAAATTAACAAAATTGTTGATTGTTATATGTTTAATATTTTGTATTTAACTAGTTTCAATTTTTTATTTACAAATTAAAACCTGTTTCAATTTTAATATATAACTATATTATATATATTAATGGTGTTATTAAATAGTTCAAAAAAGGCAAGAAATGCAGTAAGTATTACTAATCAAAATGCGGGAGGGGGTTCAAAAAAAGCTGGAACACCGTATATGATTGGTCGCAGTACATGGAGTAGTGTAGCTTTTCATCTTCATAGAAGTAATATTCCATTATCAAATTTACAAACAAATAGGTTTAAAACATTTCCTTCTATGAACCTACCTGTTGGATTTAATAACCATATTCGTATGAGATAATTTGTTTAGATTTAATTATTCATCAAAGTTTAACTTACAACCCATACAACATTTGACATTCTTGACATTTTTACAATTTTCAACTCTTTTAAACGATACATATTGTATATCAATTTTATTAACACTTTAACGTTTTCTTCAAATATTTTAAACCATATCAGTATATTGTACCAATTTAGCTCTTTAACGTTTTTGACATTTTTACGTTATATAAAATATTTGAAAACATGGTGTTATATTTTATATAACCTGCTAAAAATAATAAAGTCATTAACCCTGAAATCCGAGGGTTAATAAAATCCTGTAAGTTCATTAAAATTTACGGTTATTCAAAAATACTGTAGTCAAATATATTTTGTAATATATATTATTTAATAAATGAAACTAGGTATTTCTTCTTTGTGTCTTCCGTCCAAAATATATTTAGCATTAGCAATATTATCAATTGTTTTTTCTTTAATTATATCAATTGAAACTATTTACGCAGCAATAATACATTTTATATTCGCTATATTTTGGACATGGGTATTAAACCTTATTTGTAAAAGCGGATTTAGCATTGTTTCTTGGATATTGGTGTTGGCTCCTATTATTTTTTATATTATGCTGGTGTTTTATTCGTTGTATGTAATTCGTAAAACTGTAAAACATGAAATTTCTTCTACTAAAAATAGTAATTAATTGGTGAAAATCACATTTTAGAAATCTTTACAAACTTTAAATATTTTACCTTTTCTAAAATATTTGAAACCATATCAGTAATTTGTACCAATTTAATAAAATCATTGTCACTTCCATCTATCCCCCACCCCCTCTCCCCCACCAAATTCGCGAGTTAAATAACTGATTTTGTAAAAACAAAGGTTACCCCTTATTTAACGTGCAAATTCTCACATAAAATTAAAACGTGTTTTACAATGATATTATGTTACCATTAGTTGTGTTAATTATTTTATAAAATGGTTGTTTCAAATAATGATTAATATAATTATTTTGGTGTTTTTACATCCGAATCCGATACTTCTCTATCACTAAAATCCATATTATTTACACCAAATAAATTACCGTCTTCGTCAATTGACTGTGTTAATTTATTTCCAGAAGCACTTGCTAACTTAATATTATCTTCAATTGCCTTTTTCTTTGATTCCTTAACACGGTCATTAAACTCTTTTTTAGCCATTTCTTCATTTTTATGTTTTTCCTCGAATAGTTTGTTTAATGTGGGTTCAAGGTATTCGGTTTTACCCGCTTTATATGCAGGTATATCTATTGGCATCCAAACTCCAACAGAACCAACAAAAATGTCAAAATCGGGATCTTCTTCTCGAAGAGTTTTAGCATAATTTTCAGCTTCTTCTTGTGTTGAAAAATTACCTCTAGCCTTAACACCACGAACGCTTGTTTGAAATTGATGAGTTCGATTAAATTCAGCATTCAATGAGTCTTCGTTTTTATCTAAAAAGTTTTTCCAATCATCCTCAATAGAAGATGTCTTTTTAATATTAGTTTCTTCTTCTTTAACAAAATCATTAAAATCTGCAATCACCTTTTCAACATTTAAATTATATTTAAACGCCAAAAAATTATTAAATTCGTTAAACTTTTCCATAGATTTAGACATATCCCAATTTTTTACAAATCGTTCAAAAATAAACAATTCACGCTTTTTCAAAATATGTTCTGGACAAATAAAAGAAAAACATCCATATTTTTGTCCAGGTATAGTTTTATCTTCTGTCATTAAATCTACATATTTAGGATTCTTTTTACCATTCTTTAAAAAAGGTTTTTCAATATTAAATGAAGATGTTGACATAATAATATTGAGTATATATTATTTTCTTTAACCCCTTTTTGTAAAAATTAAACAAATGTAAATAAATTATCTGTATATAATATAATTCAATGAGTGGTCTAATATTCGATTTAAATGAATTAGTAAAAAGGGCGATTAAGTATTTAGTATTGGGTTTGGTAATAGCATTTGTTGCATTTTCAATTCCTAAACAAAGACTAAAGTTAGAAGAAGTGGTGGTTATCAGTCTTTCAGCTGCTGCATCTTTTGCAATTTTAGATATATTCGCTCCTTCAATTGGCCAAGCCGCACGAACCGGTGCAGGTTATGGTATCGGTCTTGGTTTAACTGGAGGGGTTCCTTTGCGTCCTATGTAAAAATCAATATTAACCCGTGAATTTTATAATTAGTGTCGTTATTAATCTTATATATACTACATCATGTATGATTTTAAATATTTTATAAAACGTAAAATATTTAAATGGTTAACCCCGTTGTATTCAAAATTTAATTAGTAATGAATATAGTCATGTTGGTCGTAATTATTTATGTATCGTATTTTGTAACAAATAGATAAAGATAATATATAGTATTTTTTAATATATTTTAATTTTATGGAAAAAGAAACCTCTAAACAATTAAGTGAAACAAAAATAAACCCTATTAAACAACTACACTTTAATCATATTGAATATTTTAATGAAATAAAAAATCATTTAAATGAATACAAATTAATAGAATTGCGTGAAATAGCGAAATTTAATAAAATTAAAGGTGCAAAATCAAAGCAAGAATATATACAAAAAATAGACTATTATTTTGTTAAGGTTGTCAATGCTATTAAAATACAAAAGGTTTGTCGTGGGTTTTTTGTTAGATATTTTTATAAAATAAAAGGAGGTATAAATGCATTTAAAAATAGGCATATATGTGTTAATGAAACCGATTTTTATACGTTAGAACCAATAAGTGAAATGTCCTTTCAGGAACTCTTTATTTTTAAAGAAAATGAAAACCAAGAACCTAAAACCATATTTTATTACGGGTTTAATGTAAACTCTCTTATAACAATGTATAAAAAAAACGGGAATATTACAAATCCCTACAACCGTAAAACGATACCAATTGAAACAATACAAAACATTTTTTCTCATTATCAATTACTTTTAATATTATTTAAAGAACAAATATTATATGAAAATTCGATAGACAATATAATAACATTTACAATTCCAACAAAAAAACAAATAAGAAAAATATTTACACCAAATAGTTTAAATAATAATGAAGAAATACAAATGATAGAATTAGAATTAAGTAATACACCAGTTAGAACCCTATTAAATACTATATTTAATTCGGTAGTTGGACAACAGTCGAACGAATTTGAAGCATTTATAATAACAAATTTTAATTTAGATTCCAATTATGATTTTGAACTAAATATAGAAAGCAATGAATTGGAGAATATACGACAAAAAATGCTTTTATTTAAAGAGCAACCATTAAATACAAGAATAAATGAATTATTTATGTATATTGACCAATTGGGTAATTATACCAATTCATCATGGTTTTTAGAATTAAATAAACGTAAATATTATCTTTTTTATTCACAATTACGTGAATTATGGACATTTCGAGCACAAATTCCCAGTAACATTAAAAATAAAATATGTCCTTTAGGCGATCCTTTTTTACAGTCATCCGCTATTTTCCGAAAACCATACGATCAAATAACGGACGATGAAATTTGTAAGGGGTG